ACAAACTGCAACAGTTGTATTTGCAAATGATGCATCAAATGCAGTTAATGGAGTACCTGCTGAACCTGTTACACCACTTCCAGCAACATATCTTAGAGGTGATACACCAAAACCAGTCTTAACTTCTAATTTACCCTCAGAGAAGAAGTTTTGTGTATCTCTAAAATAAGATTTACCGAACTCTCTGTTATTTTCTTTGTTAAAATTTTGTGCTAAGAAATCAACATCTAAAGTATCTCCAAACTCTACTTCTCTTACACCTAAGTTATTTGCAGGTGTAACTGATATTGTTCTATTTAAATCCATGTAATTATCAAAATCTTTAACCTTACCTTGTTTGTACCAATTGTTAAATGTTTCAATAATAAAATGTCTTGGTTTAGTTTTACTTGGATAGATTTGTAAATTAAATTTCTTTTGTACTGATGTTAAGAAATCTAATAGGGTTATACCACTTGTGCCAAAAGGCATGTTCTGTCTTATAGAAATAGGTAACAACTCTCCTACCTCAACAAGTGATTGTACTTTTATTCTACTTTCTTCATTACCATCAGGCCCAACTATTACATTTGTAGTACCAGTCCCAATAGTATCAAATCCTAAATTAAATTCATATTTGTGAGAACCACTATTGAATGTAAATTCAGTTTCTTCTGTTAGTGTTAAATCTACATCTCCACTACCATTTAAAACATTTTGTTTTATTACTTGATTCATAAAAGGTAGTTCTTGTCTTGTCCAACCAGGTGATGAACCACCAGGTGTTTTATCTTGTCTATATAAATAAAGTTTTGGATATGCTGTATTACTACCTGTTACTTTAAAATTTAAAGTAAATTCCATCAAACCAGCAGAAGATTGTACTTCTGATTGTCCGAAGTTAGGTTCGTATTGATTAGAATCATTAATATTAAAAGAACCATCAAAGTAAACTCTTTCAAATAATAAAGAACCTGTTGCAGCACTTGTAATTGTTGTTGGACTTCCACTACCACTAATAGGCCCTATTTCTATTTGTCCTTGTGTTTCTAAATCAACACCACTTATGATTGGATATTTTAATCCTCTATCACAAAGAACATATGTGTTATCAAATCTACTTTCTGATAAGAATGTTGATTCGTATGTATATTGTGTTTCATCAAATATTGCATCAATTACTTTATCTAATCTAATAGCAGGTTTATAATCTTGTGGATGTAATCCACCTTTTAAGTTTGAAGGCCCAAAAGGCCCTATCTCACTATAATTTATACCTAAAATATTATTTGGTAATTGTGCTTGATAAGCATGTTGTCTACCACTATCAGTTAATGTATATACAATTTCACCACCCAAGTTGTGTCCATCTACCGAAGATGTAAATATTTGACTTCCAAAATGTGAATTACCATCGTATGCAGAACCACTCCAAGAGTGTAATATATTACCACCTGAAAAGACATGTTGGTATTTATCTAATGTATTTAATTCGTTAAGTGTAAGTGATTGTAAATCTCTTTTAAATGAAGATAGTAAACCAAATACAGAAACCTCATATGATTCTACATATTTGTTTTCTCTTAAATTTACTTTTTCTAACTGCATGTATCCTTGTGATACATAAAAACCATCAAAATCAAATTGTGCAATTACCTTTTCATTTGTTTTAAATAAAAAAGGATTATCGATTGAGATATCATAAACATGCTGAAAGAAATCATTATTCTTCTTAGTACCAGGCAAAGTTATCTGACGAGTAAAATCACTTGGTAATTTACCCAAATCAAATAAACCTGTTACATTGTTGGAAAGAAATATAGTTTCATCTTTGAATAAATCTAACTCTGTTCCTCTTGCAATAAGTTTAAATACCTTATCTCTTCCACTTTGTACTGCCATGTTAGAATATTAATTTAAATCCTTGTCCTTGTGTGAAATCAAATGAATATTGTATTAGTTTATCTACTACATTTGTTTTAATATTGAATGTAGATGTATCGATTGCTAAAGGTTTAACCTTGTTGTTTTCTTGGTCATATAACCAATAGATTTCATCACTCACCATTAGTTGTTTGAATATCTCGTTGTAATCTTCTGATACATAATCAGTATTTACAGATAATTTTAAAGTTGAATCAGTTATATAATTTTGTATAGATGAATCGTAATCATTATAATTTAGAGTTCTTTCTTGCCATGTACCAATTTGTGGTTGGTATGTACTTCTTTGTGTTCTAAACGATTCTTTACTAACTAAATTAAAATTGAAGTAATCAAATTGACCGTATCTATTTTTCCATGCAACCCTAACAGGTGGATATTTCTTTTGACAATCTTGTGTAAATGTAATTGAGTTACTTAACTGAGTTACTCCATCAAATATAGCAATTGTATAATCAGTTAAATCACCTGCAAATGGGAAATCAGTTTCAGCAGGTGTCATCGGTATTGTATCAATTGATTCTGAAGAATCACCAGTCCATGCTGTTAGTGAAAGAGTTTGTTGTGTACCTGTATCGTTATCTTGATATAATACTGTATCAGGTGTTGCAGTTGATATTGGAATCATATATACACCAATCCTACCTGTATCACCTTCGTTAATAGATTGTGATGCTGGCCCATCTGTTAACATAGGAGCATAGCCTGTATCTATGTTGTATAAACTTTGTGGGAATACTTGTAAGTTATCTTGGAATAATTGATAACCATCTATTGAACCTTGAGTTGTAGAACGAGTATGAGAACCTGTAATAAATGAACCTGTTGGGTTTGTTTTGTATTGTTCATATACATCTACTGCTCTATAATAAAGTGATGAACTATTTTCTTGTCTTAAATCTGTAAAAAGTGAACCAATTATTCTTGATACATCAAATTGTCCAACACCCTTTGGGTTTGGATATTTTAACATTGTGTAATTTGCTGCACTACTACTATCGTTTAAATCACCTGTCCAATAGTACAACTCACATACATACTGATATGATGATGATGTAAGTGCTTGTGAATTAGATTCACTTACTACATACACAGTTGGTGATTGTGCAAGAGTTAAGTTACTTGGATTTTGTATAATTGATACTGCCATCTAATCTTTTAGTAATATAACAATAAAACAATTATGTATATTGGAGTGTTAGGATACTGACAAATTGTCACCTCCAGCTTGCCATATCTTATCTAAATCTTCAAAGATACCATCTAATACTTCAGCTGATTTCTCGTTCATTACTTCATCTTTAACTTTTATGAACTCTGGTGATGTTGCAGCTATTTGTGCAAAAGGTCTTGCTTGCATTAATGTTTTACCATTTTTCTTTGTACCATAATGTACATACTTTGCGTAATCAGGTACTCGTAGTTTGAATGTAAACTTTATGTTACCTCGTTTATCTTCGGTAAACATTGTGTTTATTCTGTTCTGAGATGCTATCTCTTTATAAAGTTTACCTGTCTTAAATGCTTTAGAAGAACCAGTCTTATATCCTTTATAGGGAACACCAGGATTTATAGCTTGTAAAGCTTTATCCTTAAATACTTTTGCTACATCTTTTAGTGTTTTCATTATCCTATCTTTGTAATAGTTCCACCACTTGAACCATCTGCACTTCTTGTTATTCTTGCTTGTGAATCTCTTGGAACAACTTTATCAACTGTTGAACCACTTGCTAAAGATTCTCCATCAATTAAAGTTCCACTTGTAGTAACATATTGAATAGCACATGCATCGGCTGTACAATTAAATCTATAAGTTTGAGTATCTGCGGGGTTAAATTGATACAATGGGTACATAATTCTAACAACACCATGTTTAGCGGTTGCTCCTCTACCACCACCACCTAATTCGGTTAGGTCACCCATATTATTTCTTGTATTACTATTAAATGAACCAGAACCCATTTCACCTGGTGCGGTAGTATCACCTCCAGCGGCACCACCTCCATAATAATCTAATGTCATATAAGGTGATAATCTAATTTGTTTTCCATTTCCACCATCACCACCTTTACCACCAGCAGCATCCCCACCAGCTTCAGCAGAACCACCTCCACCTCCACCATACCAAACATTACTTACAAATGCATCATTACCACCATCAAATCCACCAACTATTGTACCACTACCAGGATTACTATTTGCTCCAGCTCCACCACCTGAACCTCCATTCAAACCATCTGTTGGAGGGATACCTTCAGCATCTGAGCCACCTCCTCCTCCACCTCCACCTCCTACGGTAGAGATATTGATTGCGTTTCCTACAAATGAAGAACCTGAGCCTGTGTTACCTGGTCTACCAGTAAGTCCTAAATCATCTACATCACCACCTGTTGTAACAGTATATGAACCTGTTGTAATAGTTTGAGAGTTAAATAATTTAACACCTCCACCACCACCTCCGGCACCTCTTGTTACTCTTACTGGAGTTCCAGTTGAACCAGGTTGACCGGCAGTACCACCAGCAGCAACAAGAAGTATTCTTGCATCTGAAGATGAGCCACTATTTACTGTAAAAGTAGCTACGGTAGTTGTTTCATCGGTTGTAGTAAAATCATGAAGTCTCCAAACATAAGAACCAGAATAGATATCATATATAGTTCCGCCTGTTGCTTCTACTACTTGGTCATCCACCCCACCAAAAAATGAATAAGGTATAAACATAATTAAACAAGGTTTTTAGTTTCTACTGCAAATAAAGTAGTTGTATCATAAGAAACAAGTGTAACAATATCAATTGAATTTGGTGCTGTTGTTGTTATAAATGGTTGTAACGATGGAAACTTAACACTTGAATCAAATACTGCACTTCCTGTTCCTGTTCCAGTCTGTGTTAATTTTAAAGATACAGTTTGTCCTTTTTGTATATTAGATGTTTCGATTCTTGTAGAACCACTTGGTAAAGTTAAAGTAAAGAAATTACCATTAGATAAATCAAGTGATGCTGTATCTGATACTATACTTAAACTTCTTACTTCTCCTTTTACAGAACCACTAAATGTGTTATTGCCTGTAAAGGTATTCGAACCTGTTGTTGCATATGAACCAGTTACTGCAATCAATCTATCGATTTTATTATCAGTACTTGAAGTATAAGCGTTAAATGTAGTTGTACTTACAAAATCAGTTACAAGAGATTGTGTAAAGTTTTCTAAAGAATCTAATCTATTATTTTGTTGTGTTTGTTCAGTAGCTACTGATTGTGTGTATGTGTTAAAATCTGTTTCATTTACAAACAATCCTTCTGCAGATGAACTAAAATTTTCTAATGCAGTTATTCTTGTATCAGCAGATTGTGTAAATGAATTGATAGAAGTTAATGAACTATCAGTAGATGAAGTAAATGCATTTATCGAGTTTAAGGAACTATCTGTTGAAGATGTAAAACTATTAATACTTGCAAGAGAACTATCAACAGAACTCGTGTAAGTACCCAATACAGAGTTCCTAGCTTGTTGTGATGTTTCAAATGATTCTAAACTATCTAATCTTGAATCTACTGATGTACTAAATGGCCCTTCTAATTGGTCTAATCTACTATCTACCGATGCAGAATATGTTGTTACATTACCAATACCACTTATAGTTGAAGATGAAATGTTTCCATCTACTGTTAAGTTAGTACCATTCAATAATCCTAAACTACCACTAATTGTAGTTTGTCCTACAATAGTTTGTGTATCTGATGTTTCATCACCAATAACATTACTACCACTTGAGAATATTACAGATGCAGATTCTTCAGTTACATGAAGTAATCTTGTATTGACTGTATCAAAGGTTGCAACATTTGCTGATATATCTCCATCAATAGTTACATTACCTTTTATATCAATAGAACCTGAATGTACAAACGAACCACTAACATCCAAATCACCATTTATATCTACATTACGATTTACAGTTAAATTGTTTTGTATAGTTAATGAATTATCAATCGTTACATCATTACTTGTTGCATTAATCTTTACACCAATGTTATTACCTACACCATCTTGTAAATTAACATCACCACTTTGTGATGGTAAAGATTGTGTAGAGTCAGCTAGGTTTATTAATCCTAAATACGAACCTGATATATGTAAGTTACTTAAATTACTCATAGTTTCTTTCTTATGTATATTGCCACTTTCTTATAGCTTCATCTATTGTTCCATTATTAAATCTTTCTGGTGTTGTACTCCAAACCTTTGGGTTTGTCCACAACTCACATTCCGCACACGAATCAAAATCATCGTATGGAATTGCTAATATTGGTAAATTAAAGAAATCATAATCATCTCTATCATTTACCTCTTTTAATATTTCAAAACACCTAATGTTATCGTATGATTCCAAATAACCTTTAGGTCTTGTATCAGGTACATAATTGGTTGCAAATATTTGTCCAATTGAACCTGTTGTTTCTAATACTGCATTATACAATTCATCTGTTTCACAATCCTTTACTTGAAAATACTGTCCATCAGGTATTATCAAAAAAAAAAGGCAACGATTTTTATCGTTGTGAACTGTTAGAGTGAATTCAGCACTCCAACCACAGAGTCCATTGTTAAACCTATCAGCGAATGGAGTACAAGCTATATCTGAGTTTATCTCCATTCCATAATTAGATTTTTGTGTATATGCAGTTAAATCGTTTAAGATACTCAATGTGTTAGCATGAATATCTACTATATCATCAGTACCATCAAAAGGTACAATCTGTTTATTTTCTCTTTTATTCGGTACATCATACTCTCTCATTACTTTTGCTTTATCTGCTACAATTAATTGTATTTGGTAATCAGTTGTTTTTGTACCAAAGTTTGCATTAGAAATTAACACATTACCGATTGGGTATTGTGGAAATTCTGTAGCATCAAAATTAAATATATCACCTTGAGTTACTTTTGCAATACTTGGATGATTCTTCATTATTGTTTTGAAAAAATTCAAAGTATTATAATATAAAGAAAAGTTCTCTGCACTATTCTTTACAATCTGACTTCTCGCTGGTGTTTGTGATGGTGTACTCATATCTTATAATTGTATTCCTCCAAAGTATTGATTCGTTGTATCAGGATAAATTTGTGTTGCATCACCTACTGATTCAAAGTATTCAGGTATGTTAGATGAATTAGCAATCAAATAATCTTGTAATCTCGTAGAATAATAATCTGCGTTGTTCAATGCTTTGTTTAATAAATAATCAACTTCTGTTTTCGTTGGAGCAATACCTGTTTCACTTTGTTGTTTCACTGCTCCATTCGATTTAAATTGTACTGAGCTAAATGGAATATACTCTACACACGCATACCAAATAAGTGTAGGTTTAACATAATCTTCCACAAGTGTTTGGTAATAACCTGTAAATGCAGTTTGTGCTTCTACATCATCTTGTAATTTATTGTAAAGAACTGTTCCTAATAAATTCAGTATGTACTTTTCTTGTGCTGTTCTAATAAATGGTAGAAGAGCATCTGCATCAATTGCTCCACCTAATGGTGTGTTCTTGATAATATCGTTTCGTGTAATTAATAATCCAAATGCCATAATATTTTATTCGTCTTTGTAGTATGATTCAAAACCAAAATCAGTTGGTCTTATTGGTTCATACTCTTCGTTAAACTCTTCTGTTTCTTTTTCTTCACCTTCACCACCTTGTAAATTATCATCAATCGTTTCTTGTACTTCTTCTACTGTACTATCAGTTTCTTCTGCAGTTGTAGAAAGGATTACAAGAGGTGTCAGTTGTTCAAAATATAATTCTGATATATCAATACCACCAACTCTAAAAGCCTTGTATAAATGATTTATAAGAAGGTTTTGGAATGGGAATATTGTCATCGTTTGCATAATAGAATATGCAGTTTTCATTTCCTCCGATTGAGATGAGAATCCATTATTCGCAGTTCTAATACCAAATAAAAGTGGTGATACTATTCTATGAGCTACGAGAATTCTATCTTGAGCATATTCAGCAACATACTGATATTTTTCATGCAAGTTCTCCATCGGTAAGGTATCAATGGTAGGTTTGTTTATAGCTTCATCGTTAAATGATACCATAAATCTACCAGCGTTTCTTGTACCTGTAAATTTAGATTCTAATAATGCTTCTATTGTTTGTCTCTCTTCTGGTGCAGGAACTCCATTGTTAAAGTTAACCATTGCAACAGGTAAGAAACCATTCTCAATATTGTTTAAATGTAAGTTAGATAATTCTGCTTCTGAGAATGAGAATTGTAATGCACTAATCCAATCAGGTAAGGAATAATAATATCTGTTAGGTTCATATTCCTTTACATAAAGTATTTCTACACTCTCATCAGATGAACCGAATGTAGGAATAAATTGTTTATCTTTTTGTTTTCTTGTATCTGTCCAATCTACACAATAGTAATATCCTTCTACTTTACCTAATGAGTGAATCTTCTTAGCTCTTAAGTTTTGTACAGGTGTGTGAAAGATTCTATCAATCTTTGTATGTGATTCATTCCATATAACTTGGAATGCAGCATTACCATATAATTTTAAATCAAAAGATACTTTTCTTAAATCTTCAGGTGGAACAATCTTATCTAATTCTTGTTGTTTCTCTTCATCTTTTGTAAATAATCCTTTACCATAGATTAAATCTGCAACACCTTCTACACATGCTGCGTTTGTAGTTGAGGTATTATATGCCTCTGTTAATAAACCAAAGTAATCATCTTGGTCTAATATACCTACTGGTACCCATTGGTATCTTGTTTTTATATCTTCTTGTACAATTGGTACATCTTGCCTTGAGAAGTTTATTACACTAAATTTATCGTTTTGTTTCATAATACTTTATTAAATTACAATATACTCATTATTGGTTACATTGGATACAAATTTATCATTCTGTGTTGTGTAAACAGGTTTATCTATACTTTGTGAACCGAAGATTTGCATCGAACCATAGTATATACTACCACTATTACTTCCACTTATTTCTACTAAAAACTCTTGTCCTGTTTCTACACTTCCCTCTAATGATTGTGAGAATGTGAAAATATTCTCATATGGGTTAAATGTAAATGAACCACTTAGAGCATAAGAAGAAGTAGAATATGTCATTAAATCTTCTAACTTTAGTGTAAATACATCATTAGAACCTGTATTACGAGTTCTAACCACGAATTCATTACTCTGTGAGATGTAGTATGATAGCATAATTATCTAAACTTTATATTATAACAACTAAGCTTTAACTTATCATCATTGAGACATAGGCACAAAAAAACCCTACACGAAGTAGGGTTTCTTTAGATTATGCTCTTAGGTTTCTACTAATTATCTCTTATGAGTAGACAATTGTAGGTTGACCACTTAGGTTAGCAAATGGGTCAGTTGTAGTTGAACCTGATAAGAATGCTGCTGGTAACTTCTCTTCAGCTGTCATTGTGATAGAATAACCATAAAGGTCTCCTAACGCTCCTCCAGTCTGAATAGTTCCTGCAGTTAAATCTGAACCATGTTCTTCTCCAACTAATAATGCATCACCTGAGTTTGTCCAAACGATTATTTGAGGTCTCCCATAAGCTAATAACTTTAACTGAGTAGTCATTTCATTCGTTAACTTTTTCAAGTTAAGAGTAGTCTCTTGAGAGAAGAATGTTGTACCATTCTCTCTTGAAGAGTTAACTGTTTCAGTATAAGCAGAAGTTCCTTTGAGCTCGTAATAATAGACAGTAGTACCAGATAAATCTGTTACTTCACCATCTGCGTTTTTTGTAAATGAACCAGATTCAAAGTTTATAAAGTAAACACCTTGTAAACCTCCTACTGAATCTTTACATACTTCTTGCCTTCCGGCCGTTAGATTACAACTCATAGTTTTCTCCTTTTAGTTATTAGTTAATTATTAGAATGCCCCATAGTAAACGATATCTGAACCTACACCGAACTGTGTTCCTGCAGTATATCTCATAATGATTCTATAATTTTGTGAACCATCTAAGTTTGCCATGTCAAGTACTCTTACTTCGTTATGGTCTGAAAGTAATCCAGTACCAAAGAATAAGTTAGATTTTTGAGCAGCTACGATGATGTCATCACTCATACCAGGACATAGAACGATTTCTACACCTTGGAAGTTTGATGGCTTCTCACCAACATTTAATTGGTTGTTGAACGAACCAACATTAGTTACACCACTTAGTGCTGATTGGTAAGCTCTTGCTACTTTAGAACCAACATAGATTACTAAATCTTCTTTACCATATACAGTAGAAGGGATAGTATCATAAACTGCTGATAATTTATCTAATACATTCGCTGAAGTAATAGAACCAGATACGATAGCACCATCACCATTAGTTCTTGCTGGTTGAACAGCAGTAGTTAATAGTGTAGCAGCTGAAGCTGATAATGCAGTTTCGAATCCACCGAATTCACCATTTACAGATGAATCACCAGACCAGATGTCTTGTTCAGTTTTCTCAGCAACTTTTCCACCTACATATGAAACTAAGAAATCATTGAAATTTCTTGGGATTTCATCAAATGCAGAGTATCCAAGTTGTAAAGCGTTCCATGAATCTACAAATTCTTGCTTACATAATTGTAGGTTCACTTGTAATTCTTTAGGCTCAAGAATTCTTTCTTCGATTGAAGCTGATGCAGTACCACTAAAGTCACATGAAGCATCGGCAACAAGAGAAGAAACATCAACCTTCTGAATCACTTCTTTAAATTTTACATTCGGCTTAATAGTTACATATTGATTGTCAAGTGTTCTTGCACTCAATAAAGCAGCCGCAATGTAATCAGCAGCAGCTTCCCCAGCATAAGTACTGTTGGAAATTTCTGGCTGATTAGTGAAATTTGTTAATTTTCTCATTTTGTTTTTCTCTCTTTTTGTGTTAATATTATCTATACATTTTCGAAAGTACTGAATTTCTATAATTCCCTACTTTGAAATTTTCTTTTTTAGTTTTGTTGAAGAATGAACCTTTTTCAACAGGTGCTCCATCTAATCTCTTAGATTCTAACTCCTCTTCTTTTTTCTCTTCTTCTTCTAACTTTTCTTTTTCCTCTTTGATTTCCTCGAAATACTTTGCAAGTTCATCAATTCTCTCTCTCATCTCTTCGATTTTAGAATCTTGTTCTTCAAGTTTAGTGGTTAGGTTTACAATCTCTGCATCCTTATCAACCACCTCCTCGTCAATCAATTCTTCTTTTTTATCTTCTTCAGATTCAAGAGTTACTTGTTCAGGAAGTTCTGTTACTTCACCAGAGCTAACTCCTCTTCTTTCTTCTCCTCAGATTCTGCTTCAATCTCAACATTTTCTCTTTCTTTAATGATACCATCTTCAGTAAAGATTTTGATTCTGTTAATATTTCCGCTTTCATCTCTTAACTCAAGTAAGTGCTCTCCATCAGGAGCAGGAGTTTTAGTTCCATCTTCGTGGATTACCTCAACTGATTCACCTACATCAAAAGTTGGAGATTCAACAAGAGTTCCATCAGCTAATTTTGCTACGGTAAGTTTTTCTTCTTTATCACCTTCTCTCTCAAGTGATAATAGAGTCATTATCTTACCTAATACTGTGTTTGAATTCATAATTGTTCTCTCTTTTTTAGGTTATATTAATTAATATACATATATAACAATCTTCTGATTGTTTATAGTAATTTTTTATTCGTTATGTTCTTGTGCTCTTTGCCATCTTTCCTCACGATTAGGAACTAATTTTATGTTCTTGGGTAATATTCTTCGTTTTGTGTATTTAGTATCGAACCACTCGTTATCGAACCACTTGGATACATTAAAATAGTTTTTAACTGGTCTAATGAAGCAGTTACAACAGTTCCTAAATTTGGATATGCTGTGTTACCTGGTAATGTATCAGTTAAAACAGTAGTAGGGCCTACTACTTCTGTTTCTTTTTGTTCTTCTCTAACTCTGTATAATACTTGTGGTTGTTTATCTAATACATTTGTTGGTTGTCCATATGGTTGATTAGTAATAACATTTAATTCATCTTGTGAAAGAGATGATGTGTAATATGCAAATTCACCAAAAGAACCACTATTTGCACCTCTTAAATTAATTCTACTACTATAACCCATCGTGGTGAATTGGTCTGTACCAGCTGGAGCTATATCAGTTAACCATTTGTTTGTTCCTATATTATATCCACTTCTGTTTTCAAAATGAGTTGTCATCGTTTCTCCATTTAAACTTGCTCTGAAAACATCTGATGTTCTATCGTAAGTATAAGCTATTCTTACAGGTTCTAAATCTGTACCACCTGTCCAATCATAATACGAACCACTATTTAAAATTACTATTGCATCGTTGTTACCACCACCTGTACTTCTTTCTCTAATAGAAACTGAAAATGAGCCTCGTAAAAGACCATTTGAATTACCTCCAAAAAGTGTTGGATAATTTGTATAACTACCAACTTGTGAATTATCTTGTGTTGCAATATAAAATTGATTCCAAGCTGATTGGTTTCCATTTTCAGATGCCCACAAATACCATTTAAATTCATTATTACCACCTGGTGCAGGTATATAATCTGAGTTAGGATAAGCCTGTACTACAATTGTTCCATCTGCATTACCAGGACCAGGTGTCCAATAAGTAGAAGCTGGTATTCCAACTCCTAATCTTTTGGTTGTAGTATCAGTAGGCCATAGTTCTGAATTAAATCTATCAACCTTTATAGATACATTTTTATTTAGTGCTAAAGGTGTAAACATAATTAACTAAAGTTGTTTATAAATGTTCCGTATAATGAATTACTAAATCTTGTAAATGATATTATATCTTCTGCTGCATTTGCTGCTGTTGGTACATATGTATTACCTTGTCCAAACTTAAAGTCAGATGAGAACGATATTGTTCCTTGTGATGATACTGGTTGTTTAACTAATATGTTAACTGATTGTGCATTACCACTAAAGTTACTAACTGATAAATGTGTATCTACTCCACCTACAAGTTCTAATGTAAATGTATTTGATGTTCTTAAATCAAGTGATGCTGTTTGTGATGAAATTGTTAAATCAACATTGTTACCACCAATACCACCATTTACATCAAACGAACCAGTTACTTGTAAATCATTTGTAGTTGAGTAATAAGAACCAGTTTGTACAAATATACCACCTGCTACACCTGATAACTTACTACCATCACCAATAAATTCTGATGCTGATATCGCGTTTGATGAACTGATTAAAGCAGCTGTATCTATTGTAATAAAACTACTACCAAGTGTAACATTGGATGTGTTAGCACCTGTACCGATGTATATATCATTTGCATCTAATCTTGCTTCACTTGCACCTGTATCAATATCTCTTATTCTAAATCGAGCTCTTTGTCCAAATGCTTCACCCACACTTCTCATTTGTATGAATACTTCTTTACCACTTATACCAAGTTCAGCACCACCTGTATATCCTGCTCTGTTTGCTTCGAATAATAATGATGATGAATACTCATTACCAAATCCAAGGTAATTAGCATAACCAAACTGAGTAAGTGGATACGCTGTTCCTCCTACATTTGCATCTGGTGCTTTGAAGAATAAAATTTGATTGTTTGCTGGTTGTCCAAATGATGATTGGAAATAAGTATTACTACTACTACCACTTACGATTTGTGGTCCTGTTGTAAATGTGTTTGATTTACTTAGAACTGCTACATCTGTAAGACCTGTACCTCCTCCAACAAACTGAGAAGCTGATATTGCATTTGATGAACTAATTAAACCTGTTGCATTAACATTACCATTTATAGTAGTTGTATAACCAGTATCAAAAGTAAAGTTACCAGCAATACTACCATTAGTTGAACTCTTACCTATATTGATTGTTTGGTTATTACCACTTGTACCAATGTTTATAGTATTACCTCTCTGGTCTAAAGTTGATGTTCCATCTTGATTATCTTGTGTTCTAATTCTTGCTACATTTGTTGCACCTGAACCAGATGGTATTGTAGAAAGTGTTGTTATTACACCATTAAGAGATAATTCACTACCAAAAGTATATGCTGTTGAATTATAATATTCTATTGAAAAATAATCTTTGTATGCATCACCGAATGAAGGATAATCTGCAAATCCAGCAAATACTCTATTATAAGCAGCACCATCAATATTAGCTCCCTTAACATCAATTAATTTTTTCTCTTGATTAGAACCAGGTATATCAAATGTTTGTGTTACAAATCCATTAGTACCACTAACTATTTGTGGCCCTGCAGTAAATGTATTTGCTACATCTGTTCTTGCAAATGAACCTGTTTCTGATTCTTTTATAAATGAACCTGTTGATATTGCTTCAGGTACTCCATTTGAATCTCCTACCCATAGATATCCTTCTGTAATGTTTGGTAAATCATTACTTCTACCACTACCTTGTATTACTAATTCTCCTTCAGTTGCATTTATCTTAGCGGCTATACCTATGTTTTGTATTAAATCAGAACCAGTTGGTTTTGTTGCAGTTAATCCACCATTGTTATTAACATATACTGCTGCTCCTGCTACTAAATTACTTGTATTTATATTTTCCAATCTACCAGCAATGTAACATTCACCAGTAGCGTTATTTGCAATTTCTTGATTTAATACACCAATTGCTGGCATTAACGAAGGGTTATCAGCTGATGCAGATACTATCGTAATGTTTTCTCCTGTTACACCTGTTGCCTTTACTGCTGTTCCTGCGGGTAATGTTACACCTGATGTATTCTTTACAGTAATTACTAAATCTTCTGCTTGTATAGATGCTGATACATTATTTACCTCTATACTGAATTGTGATGCATCTCCTTTTGTAAATGTTATAGTTGCATCTGATACTGAAGCTGTTGTTAGTAATGAACCAGTCTCTGCAGTACCACCACCAGGTATATTGTTTGTATAAGTACTTCCATCACCTTTAGTGAATGTTAAGTTTCTTGTGCTGTTATCAAAAGATGATGTTGTTATGAATGAACCCGAATCACTTGACACCACCAACGAATCAATCATATCATTATTAAAACCTCTTAATCTCTCAGGTGTAATAAATTGCGTATTGTTATTAGGAAAATTGGTGGAGTTTTCCGTTCTTAATTGTGATTTACTTTTACTACTCATAATTTTTATCTTTCAGTTAATCTACTGTTAATATGTCAAAACCATTAGAGAATCCATCTGAAAATGCTCCTCTATCTCTAATTGATACTTGGGTTTGTCCTATACCTTGATTCTGTAAATAACCTTTACAACAATCACGATGATAGGTGTTACTATGTAAACACAAACAACCACGCCTTGAATTCTTAGGAGAACTCTTACCGATTGTAGGCCCAATATAGATACCTGTTTCTCTTCGTTTTCTAAGGCTTCTTGAGTATGACATACATTTTTAGTAATATAACAATATAACTAAGTTTTATATTGGTATGAGCTACTTACTATATTTCCTCATATTAGCTTTATGTATTTGTTTTTCCATCTGTACCTTGTCTGAAAGATAACAAAGATTAAGTAGACAAGTTTCTAAAGGTAGGTTGGTTACTTCTTCAAATTTCGTAATGTCCTCTCCTGCGAGGATTGCAATTGATTGATAACCTCTCCACTTATGTCCAAAAGTTGCTTGATATGTGGATTCAGGGTTTCCTCCTTCAATGCCTGCTCCCTCGAAGATTTCAGGATAGCGTTCAACAAGTCCTTGTAAATACGAGTAAAGAAAAAAAAACAACCAAAGTGAAAGTCCATATTTACATCTAACCACTTCTTTTCATCTACGATTGTTTTGGAGTTGTAAGGTTCTATTTCATATAGAGCTCCTTGTTTCTTTATTACCTTTCTGTAAAGTATAGAACAAACCTTACCCCAATCCTTATCTATACTTAGGGTTTCTGCTTTTGATAAATCTAAATAAGCACCATATGCCATCTCTGCAAGATTAGGTTCAAATCCATATTCAACACCATCTATTGTTACAAACCTTGTGAGCTCATAATCTTGTTTGTTCAATAACTTATACAAATCTTTCTTTATACTCGTGACTGTATCATTATCTAAACTTCTTGCAATCTTTGGTGTGATACCACAAAGGTTAAACAATAAGAACGCATCTTGTGCTTGTTCATCATCTTTGTAATCATCTAAATCTTTTTGTATTGTTAAATACTTTTTTAGAGATACTGCTGAATAATCTGTTGGTACTGTTATCTTTATTTCTTTCTTCATATTATTTTCCTAATGGTTGATTTGGTAGTTTACCTTCTACTTCATGAAATACTACCGAGTTCGGTAAGAAGTTAGGTGTATTCTTTACTTCTGTTGCTTCTATATCAATAGTATCACTTTCTAATTTTAAATCGGTTAACTCAATCTTTTGATGTCCTATAATAGATTTTAATTTTAGGATATCACCTCTTTGTTTCTGTAACTGAGAATCTCTTAACTTAATCTCTGCTTGTAAATCTTGTATGAATTGTTTTTGATTGTGAGCTAGAGTTGCTACTTGTTCAAGATGAGAATATATCTCATACTTGTTTTTATTCTTGTACTCATCAGGTAAATTAACTTCTATTATCTTTGCCATATTGTATCACCTTTATGTTGAACATTGTTTTCTTTTACAAACTCATTAAATGCTCTTCTTACTGTTGGGTATCCTAAATCATCTACTATTATCTTACCACCTTCGTTTAATAAAGGTAAAGATAATTCTAAATCTTTTTTAGCTCCCTCATAAGAATGGTCACCATCAACATATATAAAATCAAACTTATCAACAAGTGTTGGTAGTACATCAGGTGATGAACCTCTTATAATACTTGCTCTGTCTTTATTCCCATTTATCAACACCAACATATCTTACATTCTTATCTCTAAGAATCTCTAACATATGTTTACCCATTGCTACGCCTATTTCTAAATACTTTTTCATCTACTTAAAACTTAATGTATATTTTCCTTTGTTTTGTTGTTTAATACTTAATCTACTCATTGCAAGATATCTTAGAGCATCTATTGCGTGGTCTAATCCACCTTGTGGTTTGTCTAACTGAATACCATACTTATCAGTTGCCCATTCATAAGAATACAATTCATTAATTAGGTTTTGTGATTTTCTATCTACACATAAACCAAAGTTATGTAATACTGAGATACCGAATCGGATTGAATCAGGCCCTTTCTTAACAGGTTTTATATTCCATCCACTTCTATAAATCTCTTCGATTAATCGTGGCTCTGCTGAATCGGCCCATATTTCAGTAGTTTTACCTATGTTAAATAATTCTAACTTTCTAATGATATCTTGTGTTGTTAAACCTTTATCATAGAATACTTCTCTTGCATATAACATATCTCCTTTTCTATGTACCGCAACCAAAGTAGTTGGGTCATTCGAAAATCCAAAGTCCATACCAAATCCAATCAACTCTTCTACTGGCATCTCATCTACTATTTGGAATGTAAAGATTGCTTTATCATTTGCTGCATATTCACCTAAACCATATATCTTCCAATACTTTGGATTCTTATCTTTTAATCCTTCGATTTGTTTTATCATCTCCTTTGGTAGATAAGGATTATCTAAATAGGTTGTTGTAAATCGTTCACAATCTTCTAATTGTCTTAACCAATGGTATGGAGAAACAGTAGGGTTAAATGCTAAGATTATCTCCCCTTGTGTTCTAATACTCATTTGGAAATAGCTCTCCTCATCTATTTCGGACGCTTCATCGATAAAGAGTATATCTGATTTAACCCCACGAAGCTTCTCCGGGTCATCGGTATTTAAGAAATTTATTGTTGATGCATTGTTGAATGTGTAGATTCTGTCTGATATATTGTAAGAATTAGTATCCCATATCTCAAGGTCTACCATAATATCCTTGAAATCCTTGATTACACTTCGTTTAAGAGAGGGAACTGTCTTTCTTACTATTGTGATATCATTTCTTGATTGAAGTGCTTGTACGATGAGATATTGAAGTATAGCATATGTCTTACCACTACGAGTACCACCGATATGTTGTGTGATTCTTTTTCTTGCTGATAATAAATTATCAAATGTTATTGTAGTATTAATCTGTACTTCCACTCTTGTTTATGTTTACTGTTATCTGTTGTATCTTCTGTTCTATCTCACCTTTTACTTCTACCCTTTGTTGTTTAGGTATAATGTATTCTAATATCTTAAGATATAATTCAGCTGCTCTGACTGGGTCTTTCTGTCTTATCTTTTGTAAATCTTTCTTAAGGTTATCCAATCCTTCATCAGCAATACGAGCAAGTGTTAACTTAGCTTGTTCTGTTGAACGATTCAATCTACCAGGTGGTCTACCTTTACTTAATTTATTTCCATTTTCAAACGGCATGTTAACTTATGTTATTTAAACTATAACAACTATATATATGTATGTATGTGAATATAATATATCTATATATATTTATTTATAATTATATCTATTTTGCATTAGTTCTACTTCTGATTTAGATATAATATCCCATAAGAACTTTTG